GTTTCCTGGTATTCTGAGTAAATCTTCTGTGCTGACAGCTGTGTCTCCTTTGAGTCCATTTGATTTAGCTATTATCCACCATAATGTAGAGTCACCGTAATATCTATGAGCTAACAAATCTAATCTATCACCATCGAGAGGTCTTATAAATATATCCGAATCCTGTAAAGGTATTTCAGGATAGTAGGTTGTCCCGTAAACACGTACACCTGACTTATCTAGTTTTTGTCTAGTTGTGCTATATCTTCTCATTATATCCCTGCCATACTAAGTATTTTTTTCGAACGTTTTTCAGCTTCTTTTGTGTCAATTCCTTGTGACTTTAAACTACCTAATAAATCTTTTTGAGCAAATTTAGCAGCGTTCTTAGGGTCTTTGAGTATATTTTGTAGTAAAGTTTTATCTTTGTCGTAATTTTTCTTTCTCTGTAACCAAGGATAACTATAAAGTGCCTGGTCTGAAGCTGGTAAGTCGCTCATAATAGGAATAAAAGTACAATTAGCCTGAAGGTATTTAGGTGATTTAGTCCACAATGTTTCCCATGTACCATTATCCTGCACGGTATACGTAAGAGCTGAAATATATCCTGGCATCTCTGTATACATTTCTCCTATCGTTAACTTTGTGAATGGAGCTACCATTGTTCCACTTCTCATATCAGGATATGTCTGTCCAGCTAAAGCATTCATTTTTGTCCATAAAACGGGTAGTTCTTCTGCTGACTTTGGATAAATATCAAAAGTAAAACTGATTGTTCTACTCGTCCCGGTGTAAACATAAACTTTATCAGGTCTTCCAATATACTTTTCTTCAGCATAATCAGGTGTGAATGAATCCGATATACCACTTAGTATAGCTCTGAATACTATGTAATTATTATTCATATCAACGAATCTAAATGGAATAAAATCTAATTCTTCTTCTGTTTTACCTTGAGGTGATTTAGCTGTCTCACGAGGACCATAGGGAATAAGATTTACTCGGTCTCTACCAACATCAGCAAAGGCATCTAAGTCTTGAGTGACAGCTGATTTTTTAGAACTATCAATGGGAACTTTGTCAATGTTAATATCAAGAGGACTCTTTATACCTTTGACGAGGTCAACAAAACCTCTGGCTGCGTTAGCTATCTTGGGATTAATCTCAAACGTATTTCCTCCACCGATACCCTTAAAAGGATTTTTAGGTTTAGGGATGTTTAACTTTTTAAGAGGATTTCCTATACTTATGTTTATTTTAGGTCCTCTTAAATTCTTTAAATATCTTACACCTGCACCTGCTACATTGGATATAGCATCAGCTACAGGAGCTACTGCGTTTAGTAATTTATCACTAGGAAAATCTAAATTGGAATCAATATTTATATTATATTTTCTCTGAACATCAGGTGAGTTGATATTGAAGCCATTTTTAGCCCAATTACTTGGAAACTTTTTCAAAACTTCCTCCGGTACACTACCTCCTTGTTTTTCAATACTTAAGGTATAATTAGGAGGGAGAAAGTACCGACCTCGATTAGTAAGAGCTGCTAATAGAGGGTCATTTTTTTGATTTATATCGATTTGTAAACTAGGTATTCCTGGTTGACTTGCTAACGATAAAGGGTTGTACTTTTTTAAATTAGTACCTGTTTTTAGTAAATTACCGGATTCTGAACCTTTTAAGTCAGCGTCTAATACACCAGATATAGGACCTCGAACTGAACCCAAATTAGATTCGGGATTTGTTCTTTTCAACACTCGTTGTTTTTCTAAAAATCCTAAACCTTTAGCTGAAGCTAAGAACATTCCCATCCTGAATAAATCTGCTCCGGCTCTACTGACATATACTGATGGTTGTCTACCAATGACGGCTCCCCCTAATTCATCCAAGAAGTTAAATCCTATTCGAAGAACTTGTCCTGCTTGTTGTAGATTAGTACCCTCTAGCTTACCAGTGAATTTATCAACTCCCCAATTATTTCCTATACCTCTAACGACAAATGGTTGTTTGAATCCAAGATTAACAGGTCCTGTACCGTTAGGAGGTCCTTTAATACCTAATGGACCACTTCCTTTTAGTTGTGCATAATAATCAGATAAAGGAAAGTTACTGATACGTGGTGGTGGATTGTTGTGTTGTATTTGAATTGGTGGGTTGTCTTTTAAACGTTCATTTCGTGTTTGAACATATTTTTGTACATTTGTATCAATGGGATTAAAATTTCCTGAACTATCAAGAAAGACGTTATTGGGTATAGCATCAGGTACAAAGGCATTCAGAGGTGTAGTTGTTGGTCGTTTTGCAAGAACAGCTGTTGGTTTAAAGAAACCTATCTCTCTACTTGGTACTTTAATTTTTCTGATAGCTTGGGCAGCTGCTTGAAAAGTCCTAGTGTCTTGTGTTTTATTGATTCTTCGTTGAGTTTGTTGTGCTTCTAACTCTTCAGGTGTCAATGGGGTTGGTTTGTAATCTCTATTTGACATTATCTAAAAATTCCTATTGATACTTCTAAGTATCGAGTTTGTTTCTTCTGTTAATCCAATCATAGGATTAGTTCCCTCTCCTCCTGCTGCTGCTCCAGCTGTATTGTTTCTCACAAGTCTTGATAATTGTTCCACATTCACACCAACACTATCTGCTAAAGCTTTTCTCTGTATAACATTCATTTTATTAAACTCTACCTCACCACCTACTTGTTTCAATATCTCTCTCATCACGCCTTCTTGGTCACCTGTTATGGCTAATTGACGAGCTTTATCAAGATTGATTTGTCTTCCGAGTAATAAAGAGGCCTGTAATTGATTCTCTATACTTGATTCAAAATTCAATAATGATTCTGAAATACTTTCAACAGCACCTAACTCTAATCCTAACTTTCTAGCTGCTATACTAGCATTCACTATGTTCATTCCCCCATCTTTAGCAAATTGAGCGAAAAACTGAGCGTTCTCAGCTATGTCTTGCATCACGAGAGCTGGAGCTACACCTGCTTGACCTGCTAAAGCAGCATTTGTTTGTATTTGATTCAACAATACATCTCTACTTGCAGCTGAAACTGATTCCATCACGGAAAGTGTTCTTGATAATTGAGATGCTGTTTGACCAGTTGCAGCGGCTGTTCTAGCAAAGTTTAAACTAAGATTTATTGAGTCTTGTACACTAGCACCTAAATCTTGTCTTATCGCGGCTTGAGCTGCTGTAACATCCTCTATAGATAATCCGAAACCTTTAGCGACTTGAGCTAAAACTTTATTTTGAGCAGTTATAGCAACAGCTTGTGTATACGAGACACCTAATTCTTTTCTTGTATCAGCAACTGCTTTTTGTATTGATAAGAATGCCTTTACAGCTGCACCAACTGCAACGACAACACCACCCATACCACCTAATAACGTATCAACTGCACTTGCTGTTCTACCTGCATTAGCCGACATACTAGCGAATCCTGGAGCTATTTCTGCAATTGCTTCGGCTTGCTCTCCTTGCAACCCTGCAATCTTTTGTAAATCTTTAAGCTCCTTATCTGATATTTTACCTTTTTTCTCAGCCTCTTGTCTAATAGTAGCGATGATTTTAGCCTGGTCACCAAAAGCACCAGTTGCTGTGGCGAGTAAAGGGCCCATATTTTTTATGGTGTCCTGTAACTCTTTTGCAGCATCTTTTGCATCTAAAAAATTCTGGGTACGGAATTTACCAGTATCAGCGTCTCTTGGCATTTTGTATCCTTAATAATAGTTTTTTATAACCAATCAGGTAGTTCACCTCTATATATTGCTTTCATATCTTTCCTAGATAATTTAGTATCAGCACCTTTTGATTTCATATGCTTATCTAAATCTTGTCTTGCTTTTTCTAAATCTTTACGAATCTTAGCGAACTTTGCATCTTTCTTAGATAATTTATCTAAGGCACGAGAACCGGCTCCTTTACCAACACTTCTAAATATTGCATTTAGAAAGTCACCTACTAAAGCTTCGTTTATTTTTTTATATTTAGACATTTGAGCCTCCAACTAAATTATGTGTTATAACTCAATAATAAATATCAGATATATAAAAAATTACTTTTTAACTGGTATATTATGTTTATTGAGTTGTTTTTGTAAGTCTTCTGCTTCTTTCTTATAGAAGGTTTGAAGTCGTTTCAGATAAAACGTACGAAGATATATGGGTAGTTGGTAAGCTTCCTTAAAAGTGAAACCACCTCTGGAATGTAGTATTAGTTGAAATATCTCTTCGTGAATACGAAGTTTATATTCAGGCGGAAGGCCAAAAAAATCGTACGGTTATAGGAACCGTAATCACCTGTTCCTTTCCAGTTGAATCTGTTATTGTGGCACTCATATCAATATCAGGTGTGATTGATGATAAGTATTTTCTAAATTCTAACGAATCAACTGATAAAAATTCATTCTCTACAAAATTATTTATATAAGATGGCTCTGATTTACCATCAACTGAAAGTATCATGTGTTTTAATCTTGTAGTGAGTTCAGAACTTTGTTCTTTTGAGATTTTTTTTCTTGCTTTTGTTTCTTCATCAATTTGTTTCTCATCATTACCCGTCAATAATTTAAAAGTTATCTCTCTTTCAGAGTTAGGTAACGTGTATTCGAATTGATTCTTACCTTTAGGGAATTTAGAAAAATCTAAATCAACAGGTTCAAGTTTTGTTAAGTCTACTGAGTGTTCTGTATCATCATACGTAAACTCATAGTCTTTACCATAACCAAGAATACGAGCTGCTACCATTATAGCGTTCTTATCACCAATCAACATATCATCAACTTTGACTGATTTATCTATAATCAAAGATTGTAATAGTTTTTCGATAACCGTACCTTGTTGTATTAGATTTTGAGAAGTAAGAATATCTTCTTCTTTAGCTGTCATGTATTTTATCTCTACTTTACCAGAGGATAAAGGATGACCTTGCACATAGAAATGTCCCTGAGACGGTAAATCAACGATTTCCGTAGGGAATTTGAAATCTGTCATTATATTTCCTTATGAATTATTTTAATAACCAATTATAATTATAACCGTTTGGTTCCAAATAACATTTTATTTTGATGGTGTGATTTTGTCCTTAATTGGTTTCAAAACCATATCAAAAATAATGTCATCGTATTTTGTTGGGGTAAGTTTAACAATTTTCTCTACAGCGTAAAGTACTGCTAAAACGTATTCCCAATTTGCGACTAACCATTCACTCATTTTAAACTCCTATTAGAATTGTAAGATTGCGTAATCGTATTTAAGTGTTAATGTAATTTCAGCTGGGTCACTTGTAGCGTAATCCAATTCACCGAAATTAGCATTTTCAATGTACGTACCCTTTAATGTCCATTCTTCAACTTTATCACCTACTGGACCTAATAAATTAAAGGTCACGTCTTTTTTGTAAAAATCTGAGTAACCATCACGACCTGTTACGGATTCATGTGATGTTCGTATCCATTCCATGACTGCTTGAGCTGCTGAAGGTACAACCGGGTCGTACAACATAATATCGATAGGTTGCCATGCCCCTTTACCTTTGATATATCTTTTGACATTGATGTGGTCTAATACAATCTCTTCAAATTGTATCTGTGGTCTATTTGCAGCTTTTATTAAATAAGCAGGTACACCTTCAATATACATAATGAACCGATTTTTTGTCTTCGGTTCAAATGGTGTAAACATAATTTCTGAAGGGTCTAATGTAGCCATTCTTTAATCTCCTAAAAAAGTCCTTTATTTTCACTCATTAATAAATATCAAAAGGTAAAATTTTATGTAAAAAACAAAAAGCCCCGACAAAAATCGAGGCTTTTTTATAGATTACATTTGTTTTAATAAGTTAGACTTACTCAGGAAATGTAGCTCCTGTTGGTTGAACAACAAAGTCTAGTACTATAAACTCTGCAGTTCTAGTAGGTTGTATAAATATTTGACCTACTAACTGATTTCTATCAACAACATCTGCTGTATTATTAGTATCATCCATTACTACTCTGAAAGCACTTAAACCACTATTCTGTTGTACTTGTTCGAGATAAGGATTCACTATGTTTAAGAATCTATTACGTGTTGCTGCAGTATTCTGTTCGAATACTAAGAATTGTGAAGCACTTGCGATAAACTTTCTAAGTGCAATCAACAATCTACGTACGTTGATTCTATCTAAAGCAGAAGGTTTAGATTGTAGTGTTTTCTGTCCAAACACGACAACACCTTGACTTGGGAAAGATGCTATAGGATTGATTCTACCCTCATATAGTCTATCTCTCTCAGCATGTGTAAGACGTGTCTTGGCTTCAGTCACACCTAATCCGGCTAAGCCTCCTCTGTTGAGTCCTGCTGGAGCAAACCATTCATGTGATACACTATCATTGAATGCTAAGACTCCTGGTAATACCACTGAAGGTGGTACAAATACAGGAACTTGAGTTCGACTATCAACAAGTTTTACCCAAGGATAATAAGTTGCTACATAGTTAGTATCTAAAGTATCAACTGCATCAATGACGGTATTAATACTATCATCAATATCACCTGCATCCATTATGAATAAAGCATCTGCTCTTGCCTCTACTTTACTGATAGCATGATTAGTAACGTTTGAGTGTAATCTATGAATAACACCTGGTGTTACTAACAAGTTGATATCAAATTCATCAGGATTACTAACAGCATTGATTGCTCGTTTGTATGCTAATGTTCCACTTGCTTCAGCAGAAGATAAATCAAATCCTTGTGTATTAGTATTTGCAATATCTGTACCTGTTAAAGATGGTGTAGCTGGATTCATTCCATCGAATCCCCACTGGAAAGGAACAGCAAACTTCTTCTGTTCTATAGCTGAACCTGACAGAGTGATTATTTCTGATGTACCTGAGTAAGATTCACCAGCTCCTACTAATCTCGATGCATCAGCATTACCTACTGCGTGTGTGTTTAAGTTGAAGGCTCTATTGTCATTACCTGCCGATTGAGCTCCGTTAGGTACAGGAGCTAACATCTCTCTGTTTCCTAGTTTACTAAAATCGAATCCAAAGAATACATTCTCATCAAATACATTATTGTCATTAACTTGACTTTCAACAAATGACCCTGTCGGTACGAATGACCCACTTCCAGCACCTGTATTAGCTCTACTCTTAACAACATTGTTAATAGCTTCAAATCCGAAAGGCAGCATTGTTTCAGGTAATTTAAATGTAGTGTCTTCTACCATATCAACATAATCACCGACTCTTATGTATAAACTCTTATTATCGTAGTTTCCGAAATAAGTTAGTTTACCATTTGAATCAATAGTGATGTGTCTATCACCGATTCTCTTTGCAAAGAAATCTGGGTTCAATGGGTCAAAAGATAATCCGTCAAATTGTTCGAGAATTTCTCCGTCATTAGCTTCACCAGGATTCAATCTGACAACTTGTATTGAGAATGTTCCGAAGTTTTGGTCTGATACGGTTGATGCTTTAATATTCAATATATGGATTTTATATTGTGTGTTAGCTGCTGTACCGTGAGAACGTGTATATATTCTAAATAGATTATTAACTTCAGCTGCATTATGTAATACGTGAGATATACCATCAACCGGTTGTGATTGAATGTAAGGTGTTCGAGCTGTAGAGTAATCTTTATTACCACTATATGTCGAAGCATTTCCTTTAGCATCAAATGAAGTTGAACCTCCGGCAAAATCTAATCCTGTACTATCAGCGACAACCGAAGCTGTAGGTTGACCTGCTACACCTGAACCTCCATCATTTAATGACGCACTTCCAAATAAAGCATGTCCCTGGTCAGGAAATTGTTTATATAAATAAACTGAAGTTGTCCTTCCTCCGAACGTAGTAACATTTGGATTAGTACTAAATACTTTATCAACATAGATATTACTTCCAGTATCAAAAGAACCTGTATATCTTTCTAAAATTCCACTTCCACTAACGGTTAAATGAAATTTATTAAATTTACTATCACCTGTCATTATTGATTTTGACAAATCAGCTGCTCCACTACCTCCTCGAGAAGGTGCTAATACAGCTAAAGACCTTGTATGTACACTATTAGCGATAAGGTCAAGTGTATGTGCTTGATATCCTCCGATACCTAAGACTCTAACGACGGTTACAACACCTGCACTTTGTAGGTATTGTTCGACGGTGTATGGTGTATAAAATTTACTTTCTATTCCTCCAAATAACTCTTCAAATT